ATGGGGACGTACCGCAAACGCGGGGACACATGGCGGGCTGAAATAAATAAGGCCGGCGTCCGTGAGAGTAAGACGTTTCCCACGAAGCGTGAGGCCCAGGAGTGGGCCGCGGCCCGAGAAACGGAGCTGGCGACCATCGCCGTCGGGGGTATCACCCCGAAAACTGTTGCGCAAGTGCTACAGCGCTACTGCGACGAGATTTCCCCTCGGAACAAGGGGCACCGCTGGGAGCGGGTCCGGATCGCGCGCTTCTTGAAAGAAGAGGCGGATCTCTGCGCCAAGCTCATCCACACCATCAGCACTGCGGACCTCGGCGCATGGCGTGATCGCCGGCTGGCGCAGGTGCAGCCCGTCTCGGTACGGCGTGATATTGCCCTCCTGCGGGCCGCCTGGGGCTACGCCAGGCGCGAATGGCGAAACCTGAAGGATGATCCCTGGCTGGACCTGACGATGCCACCAGAGGGCCGTCATCGTGAGCGAATCTACACCCAGGACGAAGTAGACCGCCTCGTATTGGCGCTCGGCTGGGAGGAGGGGCAGAAGGTGGTTACCGCCCGCCAGCAGACAGCCGTTTGCTTCCTGCTGTCCCTCGAAACCGCCATGCGATCAGGCGAGCTGCTGTCGCTGGAGCACTCGCAGGTAGACCTGAAAAAGCGGGTAGCGCAGCTGGACCAGACGAAGAATGGCGATCGGCGTGCGGTGCCTCTCTCGTCGCGGGCCGTGGCGCTCTTCAAGAGCCTGGCGGGTCTGGACGATGCCAAGGTCTTCACGATCACGCCGGCGCTGCGTGACGTGTATTTCCGGCAGGGTAAGGCCATCGCTGAAGTCGACGGGGCCACGTTCCACGACGCCCGCGCTACAGCACTCACGAGGCTATCGAAGAAGCTGTCCATCCTGGAACTGGCCAGGATGGTCGGACACCGGGATCCGCGCAGCCTCATGATCTATTACCGAGAGTCTGCCGCGGATATCGCCAAGAAGCTGGATTAAGCCGCGCGCCTGCCATCGGGAGCCTGGCGCCGGCCATCGATCCAGTCCTCGACCTCGCTGTACTTCCAGCGGCGCGCGCCGCCGAAAATGAAGGGGCGGGGAAAGTCCTTCCGCTTGGTCAGCCTGTCACGAACATGCGCGGGATTCAGCTGCAGGAGGCTGGCGATTTCGGTGTGTGTGATAAAGCGGTCTTCCATCTATTCCTCCCGTTCTTCCTTTTCGATTTCTCGGCTCAGCCAGCGGTGCAGGGCCAGGGCCAGCGCCACGACGGCGCCCACGGCGATGCCCAGCAGGGCGAGGTAGGGCAGGTCAGGCATGGCTGGCTCCGTCCTTGGTGCCGGCGCGGCGGAACTCGACGACCCATACCCACGGGTTGGCGCTCCAGGAACTGGAGCCATTCAGCGAGTCCCAGAGGGCTGCGAATCCGTACATTTCTGGGATGTGCTGCATCGGCACCCCACCAATGGCGGCATGCTCTGCACGGCTGAAGGCCCGACCCGGCACGCTGTCTGGATCCTCCAGCAGTTCGCTTATTCCCTCTTCGCAGAGATCGTCGAGCGTCATGTCCTGCAACCTCTCCACGCGCACGCCGGTCACCTCCAGCACCAGGCGGCAGGCTGCGCGCGGCATGTGGATACTGGGGCGCCAGCGCACTTTGTGATCGGGGATGTGGTCAGGGTCGTCATCGGGGCCAATGCCGAAGCCGTCATAGTTGGCCGCGTAGTGGGTACCACTCCATGGCTCGAAACGGTTCCACGTCTCCCGCACCCATAGGCGGTCGCCAGGCTGTCCGTACGGGCATGTACGGTCGATAACATGCTGCGGCTCGCGTTCCAGTGCCAGGGCGCCGGGGGTATAAACGTTGCCCAGGTCGGGGTGCCGAACGGGCTTGGCTACCCGCCGCGTCTGTGTCTTTGTGCCGGCCAGGATGGCGCGCACCATCGGGCCGCTGAAAAGTATCGGTCGTTCACGCATCCTGCTCTCCTTGTTCGGTCTGGGTGGCAGAAAGGGCGTCCCCCTCCTTGCGCGCGGCCAGGGCGGCGCGTTCCTTCTCTGCCTGCGCTCGTGCGAGGTAAGCGATGGTCAGCATGTCGTCTTCGCGCGGGGCGTCCCCGGCACGCTCCAGCTCTCCGGGATTTCCAGATGGTTCAGCTATTAGAGGATTTCGAATAGCTCCCGGTTGCGCGGCCAGGGCGGCGGGTGCCGGAGGATTCCAGCGCATCCATGCGCGCTGCGTGAGCGGGCTGACATAGCCGCACGAATCGTTGGGCGTGATATCCATGCCGTGCACCAGCGCCCAGATGTGGAACGACAGACGATCTTTGCCGGTATCGCGTACAGCGGCAGCATCGCGCGCCTCGGCGCTGGCCTGGGCCGCGGCATAGAAGGGGTAAACGTCCAACTCCCCCGCGTACTCGTCCGAAACCTGCGAGTAGTGGGGAGGCTCACCTTTTCCCGCGTCGTTTTGGAACCACCCCACCGGCTGCGCCTCCCCGGCTACAGGGGCATTTGCCAGGGCCCGATCAGCGTGGTCCAGAATATCTCCAACGGTACGGGTTTCACCATCCAGCGTGATCTTGTCGGCTTCGATATTGAGCGCTTGCAACGCGCCGGCTGACCAGCGTAAGGCAGTGATGGCGGCGTCAAGGGCTGCGAGCTTCGCATCGCCGTCCTCCATGCAGTGCTGGTCCATCTCTACGCCCAGGCGTAGATCCTGTAGCGCCTTGATGTGGAGCGCGCGCTCATCGGCTACAGGGGCGCTTGCCAGGGCGGCGCGTTGACGGTCGAGCCATTCCAAGGCGGCGCGCTCGGCTTCCTGTTTGTTGGACAATCCCGATGCGATTTGAAAGGACTTGCGGCCCTTACATCCGTAGCGGTTCGCATCTTCGTAAATGTCGGTGCCGTCGATCCGCACGCACCAGCCACGGCCCACGGTATCGGTAACGCGGACGCCTTCTATCCAGTCCAGGTCTGGCCGCTTGCCGTCCGGTACAGGGGCGCGCAGCTTGGACAGCAGGGTGGATTCGACCGCGCGAGCGAATTCCGGCTTCTCGCCATAGATATCGAATAGGTCGGCGATGTCTTGGATTTCTTCGTCCGTCAGCACGGACTGGGCGGCGTTGTTCTGGGTGGTCATTTCCTTTCCTTGTCGATCGATTTGCACCCATGGGGCAGATGCCAATGCGGGCACCACAGCCAGGGGTTATCGGGTTGCTCGGTATCCCAGGTCCATCCGTCAGGCAGTGGATCGAGCGTGGGCGGGGCTTTCCCGCATATCGCGCAGCCCGCCCACATCAGCGTCACCAAGTCCTTGTCCATCCTGGCATTCCTCCAGCGTCTTGGGATCGCCACAGCGGCAGATGCGCGGCCAGCAGGGCCAGCAGTTCCAGGCATTCCCCTGGGCGGCTTGGGTGGGGGTGGTCATATGCACCTCATGCATTCTTCGATAAAGATTTGCGCCTGGACCGCGTTGATCGCGTTGCCGTAGGCCCTCAGACGGCCGGCGGTAGAGGGACGATTTCAAATCCGGACTGAACTCCGACAGCACATCGTTGCTCGTGCGGTAGGTGAACTGCAGAGTGGCGGACGGTTGGTCGTCTTTCTTGGTGTTGGAGTCGAAGTGCATGCGGCACTCTTGTTGGTTGATGCTGAACATGGGGCAGGGCACCAAGTGGTGCTACGTGGGTAATAGGGCGGGCGGCGCCTGGGGATTCCTCCGTTGGTGGCGGCGCCGCCCAGGGAGATCAGGCGGCCAAGCGCTTCAACTGGGCGACCAGCTCGTCGCGCTCGGCCAGAAACTGGAGAACGGCCTTTTCGTGGTCGGCCAGCTCTTTGGCGGTTGGGGTGAAGCGGCAGACGAACAGCTGCAGCTCTTCCGGGAACCGTGGATCGAACGACACGAAGTCGGCGAACTCCGCACCGGTGACCCAGACGTTGTGCAGGCACTGCGGGCGATATTGGTCCGGCAGCGTGCCCGCTTCCAGATAGCGGATGTGCGTGGTGCTTTTCGGGCACTTCGTCTCGAGCACGCCGCGCCGGCCGTCTTCCACGAACAGGCCGTCAACGCTGCATCCGGCCGCCACGTCGGGCAGGTACATGAAGCCGCTTTCGATGGCGACATTGCCGGACGCTTCTTCGTAGGCCATGCGGGCGAACGGCTCCTGATCGATGCCCCACTGCATTTCCTTGCTGGTGTAATCGCTGCCTTGGGGCATGCCCGTCAGTACTTCGATGGCCAGCTCGAACTTGTAGTCGGCGCGCTTGGTCGACCATTCCTTCTTGGCCGTCATCGCCAGCATGTCGGCGGCGCGCGACCCGGTGACGCGGCCGCAGCGGTCCAGCAGCCAGCCGTCGCTGCCCTGCTCATGGGGGGAGAGGATGTAGCGGTTCATTCCTGGATACCTCCTTGGTCATCGCGGCCGAAGCCGTCGTCGGACGGGTCGCGGGGCGGCTCGTCGATGGTCTTGCCGTCATCTGGCGGGGGTTCGGTGGATACCGCCTCGCCGCGCAGCACGGCGCCTCGCGCCGCCACCGCGGACTTGAAGGCGTTGTAGATGGCCATGTCCCGCGTGGCGCGCACCTCGGCCAAGCCGTCTTTCCAGACCTTCTCCAGGGCGGCGGCATCCCGGGCCGCATCCACGGCCTTGCGCAGGCGCGGCAGCAGGTCGGGATCGACCGGCGCGCTGGCGGTGGTGGCCAGGCCTTCGCCGCCGTCTGTGTTCAGGTGGTGGATCGCCTCCGACAGGCGGTCGTTCTTCGGCCAGTATTTGTAGGCGCGCTTCACCACCGTCTTTTTGGCCATCTCGCCGTAGTCGGTCTTCCAGGGCGACGACTTTCCGGACTTCACCGACTGGGACCGGTTCATGATCCCGTCGATTTCGTCCCGGCTCATTGGCGTGGTCAGGTAGTCGCCGTCGGCGGTCTTGACCACCACATAGGCCCCGATGATTTCGCCCCGTTCTTTGCTGAAGGGATTGAAGACGTGCGTGGGCGGGGCATCGAAGCCATTCAGGGCGAACGTGTCGGCGGAACGCACCAGCTCGGCCTGGGCCCAGCGGATGGAGCCGGTAGCCACGGCCAGGTCGATTAGGCCCATGTAGCTGATGTCCAGGCAGATCCGGCCGTCGCGCGGCACCAGGTACGCCTGGCGCTTCGCGGGGTTCAGGCTGATGCCAATCGCGGCCACGTTCGTCACCGCGTTGATCACAGACTGGCGGTTGCCCGTCGCGACCTTCAGGGTGTAGTCATTGTTCTGCAGCACCTGGATGGCGAAGCCCGCTTCCTTCTCGAAGCTGATGCTCTGATCGGTCAGCACGGCCGCGAAGGACTCGCGGGCGTTGTAAATGTCCTGGGTGATGACGGCGAGGTTGTTCAAGGGTTATTCCTTCGCGGCGACTGCGGTCTTGCCGCAGCCTTCGCAGGCGGTGAGGGTGGATCGGGCGTCGAGGGTCGGGCCGATCAGGCCGGTGGCTACCGCCAGCGCGGCGACCATGGCGGCGTATCCGGCCAGGTCCAGGTCAAGGCGCGTGGCGCGCAGGTAGGCGATGAGGCGGCGGCTCATTGCCGGCTCCCGAAGGTGACGCGCTGGCCGTCTTCGGTGAGCTCGACCAGCGTGTCCAGCAGTCGGGCGCGGGCCAGCTTGGTCCACTCGACAAACAGCGTGCCGACCGACACCGCGGACTCTCCGCGCGCCGCGGCACGGACCAGCAGCGAGAACGCCGCTTCGGATTGCGCATCGCCGATCGTGGCCGCGTACAGCGCTTCGGCGACCAGCTCCGGATCGCCATAGGGCCAGCGCACGCAGCGCTGCGCCACCAGGGCGTAATGCAGGTCGGCATCGAGGTCGCGCCGCAGCTCGGCCAGCCGCTCGGCGTCGGTCAGCGGGCGCACGACCGCAGCCGTGCCGCACTCGGTGGGGTAGGTGAGGGGAAGCATGGTCAGGCCTCGTCCGACCGTGCAGCCATGTCGCGGTAACGGTCGAAGTCGTCGCGGAACGCCTCTTTCAGGCGCGCGCGCCGCAGCGGGTCGGCCGTCATCCAAAGCCGGGCAAGCTGCTTCATGAACGAACCGCCGAGCTGGGCCATTACCTGCACCGCCTGCTCATCGCTGATGTAAGTGGTTTCCATGGTGTCTCCTGTCCCCGGCACCCGGGGCGGGTGGGGAAGGTCAAGTGGTCTGCTGCCAGGGCGCACGGCCCTCGCACATGGCAATGAACATCTCTTTTTGAGCGTCCCAGGCAGCGGCCCTGGCAGCGTCCCGCTCTTCCTCGGTGGCTTCGCCGTTGGCGAAACGCTCGGCCACGTCCAGCGCGTCCTTGCTTCGCTGATCCGTCATCAGATGTTCAACTTGGCGAGCGCACCAGACGGCGAACAGGCGCGCATCGCGATCAACACCGGGCACGCAGCGAAGCGCCCACAGCGCGTCATCCAGGCCGTTGCTTGCGAGGATGGCCGTCAACGCGACCGGCTCGGCATGTGAAAACTTGATATAGCTTTCGCGCTCGCTGTCATCGCCGGAAAACTCACGGCCCTGAACGGCACGGACGACCTTGTTGTAGCCCTCGAAACATGCACCATCGCGGCGCAGATCAGCGAGCGTGACTTCGAATTTGAGGGTGGCCTTGGTATCGGACACAGTTATCTCCTAGCCCCTACCGGGGCGGGTGGGGGTTAGGCGGCGCCAGTGGCGCGGATGGCTTCAATCAGTGCCAGCGGCACGTCGCCCTGGCGCGTGCCGTTACGGTGCAGGTAGTCGCGGACAAGCACCGCGGCCTGCAGCAGTTCGGGCATGCCCGCGGCGCGCAGTGCTTCCCCGGCAATTGCCATCGAAGAGCCGTTGCCATGCGCATAGCGCTGGCAGGCGGCTTGAAACTCGTCATTGAGCGCGACCCGCTCAATCAACTTGGCTTCCATTTCTTTCTCCCTTTGCCCTCCCGCCGGGTGGCGGGCGCTGCCTCGGTGAGGCGTTGGGAGAAATATAGCAACGCTACAGATTCAATGCAATAGCATCGCTACAGTATTTTTGTAACCGACGCAAAAAAGCCCGCTCGGGGCGGGCTGATGAACTACGGCTTTAGCGTCAGCCGTCGTTGAAGGTTGAGCTCGGCTTGGGCTTTTCGATCTTTCCAACGAGCTCGGCAGGTAGGTCATCCTTCACATTGAAGCCATTACACAGAGCATCATTGGGTCCCCACACGGCACCGGTCGACACGCGTCGATTTGACTCTTCGCATGTCATCCACTGATCTGAAAGCCCGAGCAAGTAGTCCATTCGAGCCCAGAAAACGTCATATATGGCGGTGCCTGGAACATTGCCACCCATGCCAGGTGTTGTGCCAGCAGACATATCGCCACCTGTCGTTGGCATGGGTAGAACTGACCCGGCGGACGTATTGAGCGCGGCTGAAACACGAACACCGCCTGGAATCTCCTTTGTTCGTACCGTCCATGTATCTGTCCCCATGGCTGCAGCAAGGACCACATACACGATCCATGACCGCGATGCGCTCATCGAGTCGTCGTCATGGAAGAACTTGAAGTCATCGCCATCTGCCAGGCGAAACAGTTTCTCGGCCGCATTCAGCACTTCTTCGGCCGACTTCCCTTCATAGGTCCGTTGTGTGACCTTAAGGTATTCGCTACGTGTCAACTGCGGTTGCTTCGCAGCACACCCCACCAGGAGGGCAGTCGCGGAGAGTGCGGCAACAAGTAGAGGCTTCATTGTGGGTTCCCTAGCAGCCAATAGTTTGCCGATTGTAAGCCACCAGGCCGCTGGCATTGGCCAACAAAAAAGCCGCCCGGAGGCGGCTGGAAGGTCGGCTTCTTCACCTCTGACTTCTCGGAAGGGTCAACGTCAGTTGTACGGTGTTGTGTCCGTAGTGCTCAGCCACCCGATCCCTAAGTTCTCGAATCGAATGGCAGGTTTTTGCCATTCCAACCACTTCGAAGCAACGGGAGACCAACTGCCTCGCGCCAAAATCCTCGCTCAATTGGCGGTGCCAATGTATTCCCGGAGCGGGCTTGTTATTCTTCAAGTACTTGGCAACGTCGGGGTCCAATGTGTCATAAATCAACTCAATAACCAACTTGCCCCACCATCTCGGCCGACTATGCAAAGGGCCGGACCAGTTTGTCAGTCGACCAAATTCTTGCCAAAGTTCGTCGGGAAACGTCTTCTCCCATTCCCTAAGTTCTTCGGCAATGAACGCGCGAAGTTTCACCTGCAGCGCATCGTCTGCTCTCTCGTACTGATACCCGGTGGCTTCGTCAACAAGAGCATCTAGACCGGTACGCACCAGGCCAGCGGTGATGACCGCACACCGGATGGCGATAGATTTTTGGCGGTCGGTGAGGGAATCGGGGTCTTCGGACAGTGCCCGGACGTAGGCCCGCAGAACGAGCTCGAACGATTCTGTCGTCAATCCGCTGCCTTTGAATTGGGTTCCAGGGATCGTGAAGTCGAGAAGTTCGGCCAGGACTAAGTCCTTGTTTATAAAGGATTTCATAGACGAAACCCCTATAAACTTGGCCAGGTCGCCGCTATCCGCATCCGCAATGGATTTGACTGCCGCCCGCAGGGATATTACTCGTTGACCGGTGTTCAGCACATAGCAATCCACTGGCTCGCCACTGCCCAGCGATATTGAGCCTCTCCATTGAGCATAAGGGGGGCCCTCATATGGAGGCTCTTTCTCCTTTTCCTTTCGCCACCTGGCCGCTGCGGCTTTGCTAGCTCGCTGTGACCGTGCAGCTGAACTCATGTTCTTTGCAGCAACTAGGCCGCCGTTTGCCTTGCCGGATTGATTTTCTTGGGAAGCCATGAGAACTCCACGTTGAGTAGAGCCATGATTTTTGCATCATGCTAACAAAATAGCAAGCATATGCTTTCAATGCTTGGAAGCCTCAACATTCCCGCACCCATCGCCCCGTCTCGTCGCCCCTCTTACCCGAGCCGCACCCCCGCCCACACCACGCGCCCAAGCACCCGCATCGGCACGCCTATGCGCTGTTATGGATTCCCAGCGCTTCGGTCAGCGCAGCGAGCGCGATACAAATGGTTCGGAGTCGGTGCGGCGCTCAGGCTGCGGCGCAGACTGCTGCTGTTCAAGCAAGCGAATGATCCGATCCAGCCGTCGCTTGACGCCGAACACCGCGAACGGCAGACAGATCCACAGGATGAGCAAGAGGATGACCCCGGCGACAACTACGGCCTGGATAAGTGTGTTGTCGATGTTCATATACACGCGCTCCTAGAGTGGGGTCTCTGCAACACGTGCCCCAGGGCACTGTTGGTTTTGCGCTGGAGTGCTTACCAGCCTTGCAATAGTCGCTCATCTACTCCATTGCGCAGATCGTAGGGTGACCAGAGCACGGTGCCTATGATTCGTACCTCGCCGCCGTCATCGGTGGCCAGCGGGAACGGATGATGGTCTGGGTCAGGATTGGTTGAAATGGCCATCCACCGCCCATCCTTCCAGCGCTCCAGGCATTTCACGATCATCTTGCCTCCCCGATTGATGGCATAGACGAAACGCGGCTGCACTTCATCCAGCGATACAGGGTGGACATCTACAAGCATCGGGTTCCGATGGCGGATGACGGGCTCCATGCTAGGTCCATTGCCATAGCAGATGCGCATGCGCTTGATCGGCCGCTTGAACGACTCGAGGAATGACCGGCGGAGCAGAATCTGACCAATTTCTGTCTCCTGATAGTTCTCGATGCCGAGCTTGCCCGCCGCTAGGCGCACGTCCAGCTCGGGGATGGGAATGAATTCGTGGTCGTTCGCGGAGTAGCCCGAGTCTTCAACGTGCCCGACATTGACCGCCTGGCTGATGCGTAGGCCCTGGCTATGGCGTTCCATCTGCCTGGTAGTCGTGCCGCCTGGCTCCCATGGCGCGGGGACGCCGCCGATACGCATCGGAAACTCATCCGCCGCGGCTTCGATGTCGACCAGGTCGCCGGGTCGTGGCGCTGGCGCTGCAGCACGTCGGGCCGGCGCAACATCCACGCCAAGCCGCAGCTGTCCGATCGCCAGGGCAATGGCACCTTCCAGCTGTCCAAGCTGGCCAGGGGTTAAGGAGCGCACGTCCGCCTCGGAAATCGAGGGGAAGGGCCAGACGATGGATTCGGAGACTTGAGGCGCGATCGTCTCAGACGACAACGCGGCCGCCTTTTGTGCCTCCAGCGCAAGGCGAGGGCTGATTTCCTCGAGCTTGCAATTGAAGCCGGCCGCGTAGGCCATGGCAGCCTCAATGCTGATAGGGCGGCGGCCGGTGATGTGCTGGTAGATCATCGCCTGCCCACCCTTGACCTCATGGTCGCGCGCGAACGCGGCGCGGTTGACGCCCTGAAAGCGTTCGCGCAGCGCCGCCGCTTCTTCCTCGATGGTCCAAATTCTCATATAGCGATGCTATTCAAATTATTCTGTAGCATGGCTTGTGTTTGAGCTATAGCAACGCTATAGTTTGGGCCATGGACCTGAATAGCTATCTCAACCGGGAAGACGCCACCAGTGCTGCAGCGCTGGCGCGCGAGGTCGGAGTGTCCCCGGCACTCGTCTATCAGTGGCGCACGGGCCGCCGACCTGTTCCGGTCGAGCATTGCGCAGCGATAGAGCGGGCCACCGGCGGCGAAGTAAGCCGCCGTGATCTGCGTCCCGGCGACTGGCCCCGCGTCTGGCCCGAGCTGGCCGCCCAGGCCCAGCAGGAGGTTACTCATGCTTAACGTCCTGCGCCGGGTTTTCGTGCCTAGGCCGATTCGAGTTGAGGCTCGGCCCGTCCACGCCGGAGACGATCTCATCCTGTCCGTCCGAGACTGGCCTGCATCTGAGGACATGGTCGGCTTCCTGAACGCAACGCAGCAGCAATTCCCCGGCGTTCGTATTCACCTGCTGGTCGGTTTTGACTCGGTCCAGGTATCCGGGGAGCAGGGCAGCGCCCAGGGCGAACATGCCACCGATGAACGCCAGCCAAAGCTGCCCATTCAGCAGTACCGCGATGAGGCGCTTTCGCGCGGGGCGAAGCCTGGTCCACAGGGAAATGTTGTTTTGCTCACCTGGGCATCCGCGGGTCGGGTCGTAGTCGTATCTGTCCCGCCACAGGAAAAGGGCGATGCGGTCGAAAAGTTTCAAGCGAGTTCCCCCGGCGTAGATCAGGAAGGTGTAAGAGTCTCCGATTCTACGTTCGGCGGGGACGCTCTGTGGCCGGCCAACAGCGGCGACGTTTTCCACTTCGCAGCTCGGCAGTGGCTTGCGTTGAAGCGGCCCGATTTGCTGGCTCCGGATCGATACAAGCAGCGCGTTCGTTGCTTGGCCAAGAAGCTCCGCAAGGCTGCCAATGCCTACCTTGAGCGAAGCCCCCATGCTGGATTGGCCACCGCCGCACCGGCGCAGCAGGAGGCGGCCTGACATGGACAGCGATGCCGCTACGCGCTTCTGGAAAGCAAATCGCTCAGCATGGTCCGCACGTTGCGCAGACCGGCAAGCGATGAGTCCGAATACGGATCGGCGTCGCCGAGCATCGCTGCTTCGAGCGGCTCGAACATTGCTTCTGCTCGCGCCTCTAGGTGTAGCCGTTGCTCTTCTGGCAGCTGCCGGACGAGGGCGCCGATGACCGCCACCAGGCCCGCGATGTTCCCTTCGGCAACTGCCAGCCGATGCCGCAGTTCTTGCTCTTCCATGCTCGGCTCCTTGTCTCTGGCTGGTAAGGATGAGACCTACCAGTTTACGAGGAGGGGGCTGTCTGCCCAATTCGATGACCATGATTCAGTGCACCGTCGCGCCGGCGGCGTCAGAGCCTTCCCAGGCCCGGCGGTCGCGCTCGGCGCGCAGCTCGTCGAAAAGGTCCATGACCGTCTTTTCCGACGGGTCATCGAAGGCACGCCTGGCGATTTCCTGGGCGTGGTTCAGCAGTTTTTCGGTTTCGGTCATTCCGCGACTCCGTTGTATCGATGCCGCCAGTTTGCGCGGCCCCGCGTGCAATCGCACGCAGCTCTTTTTGCAGAAGGTTGAACGACCATGAACGCGCCTGTACCGGTGCATTTCCACATGCAAAAGCCCTCGATGGAGCGGGCTTTTCGCCAAGCGCTGACTGACCCGTCGACGCGCGCGAAGGCCCGTGACCGGCTTGGCTGGGACGACAGCCAGGTCAGCCGCTTTCTTTCTGGCCAGATGGGACTGACGATCGACAAGATCGACGCTGCGATCGAGGTCCTGGGCATGGTGGTTACCAGCCCCGATTACATGGACTTCCTGGCCTACGGAGCCAAGATCGGGGCAAATTGCCACTGCGCGCGTGCCGGCATGGGCGAGTGTGGGACGAGGTAGGCATGCGGTATCCGCTGAACTCCCGCACGCGCCAGCGCGCGCACCGCGACATCGACGCGGCTCCGGACGGACACTATTTCGCGCCGCCGGTCGAACCCACGCGCACGCTGGGCCAGTCGGCAAAGCTACACGCCATGCTCGCCGACGTCGCGCGCCAGGTTGAATGGCCTGTGAACGGCAAGATGGAGCACCTGAGCGTCGGTGACTGGAAGGCGGTGGTTGTGGCCAGCCTCATGCAGGAAAAGCGCATGGCGGCCGGTTTGCGCGGTGGCTTCGTCATTCTGGGCAAGCGCACCAGCTCCATGACAATCCGCGAAATGTCCGATGCCATCGAATTTCTGTACAGCTTTGGCGCGGAGCAGGGCGTGCAGTGGTCTGAGCCGGTCGATGTGCCGGGATGGGTGCGCTGATGACTGCCCTCGAAAGATTCCTGTCGAAGGTCGAGCGCGCAGAGGGCTGCTGGCAATGGAAGGGGGCCAAGAAGGCCACCGGCTACGGCAATTTTTACCTGGACCGCAAGTACATCGGGGCTCACTGCGCATCGTTCCGCCTGCTGGTCGGTGACATCCCCGCTGGGATGTACGTGTGCCATACCTGCGACACACCTTCATGCGTGAACCCTGAGCATCTGTTCCTGGGCACGCCCGCTGAGAACCAGGCAGACATGGCCCGCAAGGGCCGCGCTGTCGGCATGCGGCAGGGCGGTGAGCATCATCCCATGGCGAAGCTGACCATTGCGCAGGTCAACGAGATCCGCGCACGGCGGGCCGCCGGCGAAAAGCTCAAAGACCTTGCGCGGTCCTTCGGCGTGTCTGAATCCAACGTCTCGGTCGTGGCGAATTGCAGGAGCTGGGCATGAACCTCGCTCGCCGCACGCCCATGTCCCGCAAGACCCCGCTGCGCGCCTCCACGGGCCTGGCGCGCGCCGCCATCAAGCGCCGCGCGCCGAAGAAGCGCCCGGGCTATCACGACCCCAAGTACCTGGCCGCGTGCAAAGGCGAATGCTGCTACCTGCGTTTCCCTGGCTGCCGCAGCTACCCCGAAGACCCCACGGTCGTGCCCGCCCACCAGAACGAGGGCAAGGGCATGGGCCTGAAGGTCCACGACAAATTCACCGTTCCCGCCTGCTTCCACTGCCACGCGCTCTACGACCAGAGCGGGATCGACCGAGAAATCAAGCGCGCCACCTTCGACTGGGCATACACCCGGTGGGTGCCTGTGCGCGCCGGAAAGCTGGGTCTCCAGCATGTGGAGACCCTATGAATCAGTCACGCAGCTTGGTGTCGTCCCATTTCTTGTTTACGGAAATGCTCAACTGCGACGCTTCCATGTGTCCATCGAACATGAAGTCGTCACCGGCATCGAACGTCAAGCCGCTGATTTTGACCTTCACGCTACTGCCGAGCAGTTTTGCCAAGCCGTCGCCCAGCGCTTTTTCGATCGAACTGATGGGGTGGTCCTTGAGGACGTTGTCAGACATTCGGGACTCCTTAGTTGGATGGGCGCTTAGTTTCGCACAGCGATGCGGCAGGGATGTGCGCTCATGAGCTACGAGGTCATGAAAGCCTGCCGGCCACTGCAAATGCCTTCCTCGCCGAAGGCCGTGCTGATGGCGCTGGCCGACTATGCAGACGAGGCTGGATCTGCGTGGCCATCGATTCCCACGCTGTGCGAATACACGTGCCTGTCCGAGCGCACTGTTCACGCCGCCATCAAGTGGTTGGAACAGGCCAAGGTGGTGGTGGCCGACCGTGCCAACGGGCGCCACACAACCTACGTTGTCGATGCGAATTCCTTTCAACAACCACCGCAGCAGTTGCGCCCCCGTAGTAGCTGCACCCCCGCAAATGCCGCAGTAACCACCGCAGCGGCTGCGGTGGTACCCCCGCAAATCCCGCAGTCACCCCCGCAGCAGCTGCGGTCTAACAACCAAGAACAACCAAGGGAACAACCAGGAACAACCAATAAGCGCGTGCGCAAGCCGAAGGACTCGGGCTTCGACGCGATGAAGGTCGACCTGCCGGACTGGCTGCCAGCGGAAAGCTGGGAGCGCTGGGTCCGCCACCGCGTGCAGCTGAAAAAGCCGATCACCGAGGAAACCGCGCGCCAGCAGATCGAAGACCTGGGGACCTTCCGCGGTCAGGGCCATCAGCCGGACGACGTCATTCGGCACTGCATCGGCAAGAGCTGGCAGGGACTGTTCCCCCCGAAACAAGGCTTCGGGCCACGCCCGGCGCCTGCCGTGAGCGAGGCAGATCGCCGCAAGCAGGAATTCCTGCGCCTTGCCGGGCATGGCGGCCAGGACAACTTCACCTTGGACATGGAGCAAGCCTGATGCACAGCCGCGACGTTTCCGCCTTCGCCGAGCTGCTGGCCGGCGTCTTCGATGCCTACAACCGGCTGCCGCCGCAGCCGGCCACGCAGTTGCTCTGGCTGCGCATGCTCGAGCCTTACGAGTTCCCAGCGGTGAGCGCCGCGTTCTCGCAGTACGTGGCCAACGAGGTCAAGTTCCCGCCGACGCCGGCGCAGATCCTGGCGCTGCTTGGGCACGGCACCGGCGACAGCCGGCCCACCGCTGACGAAGCATGGGCCACCGCGCTGGTGTCGCGCGACGAGGCGGAAACGGTGGTCTGGACACTGGAGACGGCGCAAGCCTTCGCGGCGTGCCGCACCGTGCTGGACCTGGGCGACGAGGTGGGCGCGCGTATGGCGTTCAAGGGCGCCTACGACCGGCTGGTGGCGCGGGCTCGCCATGATCGCCAGCCGGTGGCCTGGCAGGCATCCCTCGGTTGGGACCCCGACCGCCGCGAGCGTGCGCTGACCGCCGCCGGAACGGCCGGCCTGTTGCCGGCGCCGCACGTCGCCGCGCTGCTGCCGCCGCCTGATCCTTCGGGTGGTCTGGGCGATGACGCCGTCGCCGCCGAGAACATCGCGCGCCTGCGCAAGCTACTGGCCGGCGCGCTGTCCCCATCCGAGAAACGCCGCCGCGCCGCAGAGCAGGCCGGCCAGGCCGAGCGTGACCGCCTCGACGTCCTGAAGGCCGAGACGGCGGCCAAGGTCGCCCAGCACCAGCAAGGGGTCCGCGCATGAGCAGCTACGCCGAAGCCAGCGCCGCCGTGGGCGGCAACGAAAGCGGGGGCTATGGCGTCTGCGCTGCCTACGGCTGCTGCCTGCCGGGCACGATGACCGCCAGCACTCAGGGCGGCAAGGATTGGCACTGCCGCCTGCACTTCGGCGCGCCGCGGTCCGAGTTCGACGATATCAGCGCGCGGGTCCAGAACCGCAAGGCCCTGTTCCTGGCTGCCTACTGGCTGGTCAACCGTCCCAAGGGTGACACCGTCAGCCGCAAGGTGCGGGATCGCATCAAGGCCCTGGGCCGCGCCGACCTGCTGGAGAAGGTGCCCAGCGTGCGCGGCGTCACCGCCTACCACCTGGGCGTCCACATGCTCCGCGTGCTGGGCGACGAGTGCCGCCAGCCCCAGGAACACATGGGCACCCCGAAACGCGCCGGCCAGGGCACCACCTGGCTGGACCAGACCCAACCCGAGGAAACCGACGCATGAACGCCTCACCCAACCTCACCGACCCCTACGACCCGCTGGCCGGCACGCTGGCCAGGACGGCGATGCAGTGCCAGGCGCGCGGCTGCGACGGCTGCCTTGTGTGCAGGCAGACCGCGGCCATGCAGGTACCGCAGGACGCGCTGGAAGGCCGGCGCGCCGAAGTCCTGGCCATTGCCTGCGGGGGATACGCTCTGCCGTTGGAAGGGGGTGGTGTTTTGCCACCCCCGGGTAGCTTCGCGTGCGAGGGAGCGCCTACATCCGATCCGGCAAAAATTAACATCGAGCCCGGCGACCCCTGGGCGCGGCCTGGTGCTGAAACGCCCCGCGCCGCGGCGGAAACCCGCACCACTGTTGGGTTTGACCCTGGTGCTGGAGCTGGGCCCGCGCCAGCGCTGAACGTCAACATCCTGGCGCTGGACCTGGGCACGAAGACCGGCTACGCGCTGCGCCGGCGCGACGGCCGCATGGTGCACGGCACCGAGGAATTCACGCCGCGCGCGAGCTGGGCGCCAGGCCAGAAATGGCTGCGCTTTCGGTCTTGGCTGTCGGCGACCATCACCGAACACAGCATTACGCAGATCGCTTTCGAGGACGTCAAGCGCCATGGCCCGGGCCAGGTACTGGCCGCGCATGCCTATGGCGGCTTCCGCGCCATGCTCGAGATGGTGGCCGACCAGCACCGCGTGGCCCTGGTTCCTTTCGGCGTGGGGCAGATCAAGAAGCATTGGACCGGCTCCGGCGTGGCCAAGAAGGACGACATGCTCATGCAGGCCAAGGTGCGCGGGTTTGCCGCTGTGGACGACAACAACGCCGACGCGCTGGCGATCCTGCATCTGGCCATCGCCAAGGAAAAGCGGGAGTGGGCCGCACCGCCGGCCAAGTCCAAGACGCGGCGCACGCGAAAGGCCGGCGCCGTGGCGCACGAGCGCACAGCATGACCTGGGCCCGCCGATCCGATCGAGGTGATCCGGCCAAGGTGCTGGAGCGCCGCCAGGAGCCGCCGCCTGTGCGCAGTTGCGCTGGCTGCGCGCATATCCGCTTGGTCAAGAGCGAGTTCGACGGGCGCCGCATTCTGACCTGCAGTCATGGCATGCAGGTAGGCCAGCGGTGCCGACTATTCGAGGAGCGACGTAGCGAATGACGACATCCAAGATGCTGCTGGACCGTCTGCCGGCCGACTTCCATGCCCGGCTTGAGAATTGGGGCGAAGTCATGCGTAGCCGGCCGCATTACGCTGTCTCGCCCACCTACGAGGTGTGCCGCAGGCTTGCGAAGCGGGCAGGGCAGGGCGCATGGGGAGGGGAAGAAGGCGTGCGTGAGCTCGACGAAGGCGACGCAGGCCTTATCGAGGCTGCCTGGCGCAATTCGGTCTACCGCATGCTGCATCAGCACCGCGACATCCTGCGAGCCCACTACGTGACGCGTTCCTACTGGTTGGCCACGTGCCGCGCGCTCGGCCTGCGGACGCGGGAGTACGACGACGTGCTGGTGCGGGCGGTAGGCAATTTCGAGGATTTTGTTGCGCGCTACGCCGTAGTTGTGCATAATCCCGCCCAAGACAGACCGACTACCGTCTAACGACGTGACCCGATGCCTATGGCGGGCGCCGCGCGCCCGTCAGAAACGAAGCCCCGAGCCAATGGCCGGGGCTTTTTCGTGGGCGTCTTCCTCCAAAGCGAGAGAACGCACATGCCCAATCAAAACGAAAACGAATTGAAGCGCTACGCCGTCATTGATCTCGATGGCCGCCCCGCTCTGTGCGAAGTGCGTGGGAAGGTCATCGAGGCAGCGTCGTGGAAAGAGGCTCGCAAGATGATCAAGGCCGACGGCGAGTTGCCCGAGGGTATCTAGCTGGCTGAAACCTTCGTCGTCCCCGGACACCGCCCAGCCAGACGGGCGCCCGCGCGGGGGATCAAAGCGCGCGGGACTTTCTCCCCGGCCTCGTCGCCGGGTCTGGTAGACGAGAACCGCACACGCCCAGCTCGCCCAGTGGGCGGGTAAGCCGGATGGGCGCATTCTGAATCACTTTCAACGCGGAATCGATGCCTGCGGCGTCGCTCCCAGAGGGACCGCGCACCATGGCACGACCATCCAAGTACCAGCCGGCGTTCGCCGAGCAGGCGGCGAAGCTCTGCCGCCTCGGCGCCACCGACAAAGACCTGGCCGATTTCTTCGCTGTGACGGAGCGCACGCTCAACACCTGGAAGAAGCAGCACGCCGAGTTTCTTCAGGCCCTAAATGCGGGCAAGACCCTGGCCGATGCCGAGGTGGCCGACAGGCTGTATCAGCGCGCGCTCGGCTACACGCACGCCGAGGACGATATCCGGGTGTGCGACGGCGTGATCGTCACAACGCCCACGACCAAGCATTACCCGCCGGACACGGTGGCGTGCATCTTCTGGTTGAAGAACCGGCGCCCGGACCTCTGGCGCGACAAGCCGGACCCGACGAATGACGACAACGCGCCGCCGCCGGTCAAGGTCGTGATCGAGGTGGTGAACGCGAGCATCCCTGATGCCGACGCTTAACCAGCCCCAGGCTCGGTTCCTGGCGCTGCCGCACAAGTTCCGCGCGTTCGTCGCCGGCTTTGGCAGCGGCAAGACCTGGGTGGGCGGCGCCGGCCTGTGCCGCCATGCCTGGGAATTTCCCCGGGTCAACTCGGGGTACTTCGCGCCGACCTACGGCCAGATCCGGGACATCTTCTACCCGACGATCGAGGAGGTGGCCCACGACTGGGGCCTGGCTGCCAAGATCAACGAGTCGAACAAGGAGGTGCACCTGTTCGCCGGCCGCAAGTACCGCGGCACGGTAATCTGCCGTTCGATGGAGAAGCCTGGCGACATCGTGGGCTTCAAGATCGGCAAAGGGCTGATCGACGAGCTGGACGTGATGAAGGCGGACAAGGCTGCGCTGGCCTGGCGCAAGATCATCGCCCGCCTGCGCCACACCGCGCCCGGGCTGCTCAACGGCGTGGACGTGACCACGACGCCCGAGGGCTTCAAGTTCGTCTACCAGCAGTTCGTCAAGCAGGTCCGCGAGCGGCCCGAGCTGGCCGCGCTGTATGGCCTGGTGCAGGCCAGCACCTACGAGAACGGCAAGAACCTGCCGGAAGACTACATCCCGTCGCTGCGCGCGAGCTACCCGCCGCAGCTCATCGCGGCGTACCTGCGTGGGCAGTTCACCAACCTGACCAGCGGTAGCGTCTACGCCAACTTCGACCGGCGCCTGCACCACACGGACGCGGCCGAGGAGCCGCACGAAGAGCTGCACATCGGCATGGACTTCAACGTGCTGAACATGACGGCCACTGTCAACGTGATACGGGCCGGCCTGCCGCTGACGGTGGGCGAGCTGACGAAGGTCAGGGACACGCCGGAAATGGCTCGGATGCTGAAGGAACGGTTCAAGGACAAGGGGCACGGCGTCACGATCTATCCGGACGCCAGCGGCGGCAACACCAGCAGCAAGAACGCGAGCGAGTCGGACCTGAGCATTCTGCGCAAGGCCGGCTTCACGGTGCGCGTGAACAGCCGAAACCCGTCCGTGAAGGACCGCATCAACGCCGTGAATGGCATGCTGCTCAACGACGAGGGCGCGCGGCGCTGGCTGGTGAACACCGACCGCTGTCCGACGCTGACCGAAGCGCTGGAGCAGCAGGTCTACGACAAGAACGGGGAGCCGGACAAGTCCACCGGGCACGACCACCCGAACGACGCCCAGGGCTATTTCCTGGTGCACCGCTACCCGATCACGCCCACCGGCATGAGTCGCATCAAACTCACAGGAACCTGATCATGCCCGTCGACAGCAAACACCCCCTCTGGCTGGCCAACCAGCCTCGATGGGAACGCTGCCGTACCGCGCTGCAGGGCCAGGACGCCGTGCACGCGGCCGGCGAGAAGTACCTGCCCAAGCTGGCAGGGCAGGACAAGGCGGAATACGACGCCTACAAGGGCCGCGCGATGTTCTACGGCGCCACGGCCCGGACCGAAGAAGCGCTGATCGGTATGGTGTTCCGCAAGGAGCCCACTGTGACGCTGCCGGCGGCACTGCAGCCGATGATCGAGGACGCCGACCTGGCGGGCACGCCGGTGGACACTTTCATCGAGAACGTGACCAAGGAGGTGATCGACGTCACCCGCGTGGGCGTGCTGGTGGATTACCCGGTGGCCAGCGGTGAGTTCATGACCGTGGGTCAGGCCCAGGCCGCCGGCATGCGCCCCTACCTGGCCACCTACAAGGCCGAAGCGATCATCAACTGGCGCACGGCACGCGTGCGCGGCGTGAATCAGCTGGTGCTGGTGGTGCTGGCCGAGTGCTACACCGACCCGAAGGACGAGTTCACCGCCGAGGAAAAGACCCAGTACCGGGTTCTGGACCTGGTGGATGGCTTCTACCGCGTGCGCATCTACCGCACCGACCTGAACACCCCGGCGTTCGAGTACACGCCGATGATGAACGGCAAGCGGCTGCCGTACATCCCTTTCGTGCTGATCGGGCGCAACGGCGAGGCGATCGACCCGCAGAAGCCGGTGCTGCTGGACCTGGTCGACGTGAACATGTCGCATTACCGCGGTACGGCCGACTACGAGCACGCGCTGCACTTCACGGCGCTGCCCACGGCGGTGGTAATCGGACACGAACTGAAGGAGGGGCAGGCCCTTAAGATCGGCTCATCGGAAGCGTGGGTATTCACCGACCCCCAAGCAGACGCGAAGTACCTGGAGTTCTCCGGCCAGGGCCTGGACAGCATCAAGGTCAGCCTGGAGCGCAAGGAGGGCATGATGGCCACCCTGGGCGCCCGCATCCTGGCGCCAGAGAAGCGCGACGCCGAGGCGGCCGAGACGGCAAAGATCCACCGCGCTGGCGAGAACAGCGTTCTGGGCGGTATTGCTCTGGGTGTGGGCCGGTCGCTGGCCAAGGCCTTCCGCTGGGCCGCCGAGTGGGCGGGTGCTGGTAGCGGCACGGTCGAGGTGAAACTGAACACCGAGTTCTTTCCCGCCGGCCTGACAGCCCAGGACCTGACCGCCTTGGTTGGTGCGCTCCAGGCTGCAGCAATCAGCCCGCAGACGTTCTACGACAACATGCGCCGTGGCGGCATCATCGACGACGGTGTGACGTTCGAGGAAGAGCAGGACCGCATCGAAGCCGCTGGCCCGGCGCTGGGCACGCTGGGAGGCCAGGATGTCAAGCCTGCAAACGGAGCTGTATGACGCGACCGTTCGGCACGCCATCGACCTGGTGCGCTACAGCAACGGGGTGGTGCGCCGGATCATTGCGCTGCTGAACCAGGTTGACTCTGACCTGGGTGAACAGATCACGCGCGCCATGGAGCGCCTGCCTGCCAGCGCGTTCACGGTGGCGCGGCTGAAAGAGCTGCTGAAGGACGTCCGCACCCTGAACGCCGAGGCGTACCAGCAGGTGCGGGGCGAGCTGGAGAAGGACCTGCGCGACCTGGCGGGCTACGAGATCGGCTACCAGGGCCAGCTATTCGACTCGCTGGGAATCGAGTTCACCACGCGCGGCGTAACGGCCGGGCAGGTGTATGCCGGTGCCATGGCACAGCCGTTCCAGGGGCGCCTGCTGCGCGAATGGATGGCCGGCCTGGAAGCAGGGCGAGCCAGCCGCATCCGCGACGCGGTGCGCATGGGCTACGTGGAGGGACAGACCATCCAGCAGGTGGTGCAGCGCGTGCGCGGCACCCGGGCGAAAGCCTACGCGGACGGCCTGCTGGAGATCGATCGGCGCAACGCGGAGGCCGTGGTGCGCACCGCCATCAGCCACACGGCAGGGTTTGCGCGGGACCGCTGGTACGACGCCAACGACGACATCGTCGGCGCGCTGGCCTGGGTCAGCACGCTGGATTCGCGCACCAGCCAGATGTGTCGGCTGCGCGACGGCCTGCGGTACGAGCCGGATTCGCACAAGCCCATCGGCCATAAGGTGCCCTGGGGCGCCGGGCCTGGCCGGCTGCATTGGCAGTGCCGCAGCACGTCGGTGCCGATCCTCAAGGGCATGGAAGATGACCCGCTCATCGGCACCCGGGCGGCGAAGGATTACCGAGACAGCGCGCGCGGGAAGGGCGAGCAGGTGCGGGCGACAACGACATATGCGGACTGGCTCCGCAGGCAGCCCGCCGCGATCCAGGACGATATCCTGGGCCCGACCCGCGGCGCGCTGTTCCGCAAGGGTGGTGTCGAGCTGGAGAGCTTCTACAACGACCGGGGCGTGTATCTCACGCTGGCCGAGCTGCGTCGCAAGGATGCTGCCGCCTTCGCCCAGGCCGGCGTAGAATAGCGTGCATGCCCCTCCACCTCGTCCCTGACGCTCCGAAGCCGGCGGAAACGGAAAAGGACCGGATCCGGAAGCGGATCAAGGCCCTGCCGAAGCCGAAAGACATGATCCAGTGCCCCCGCTGCGGTGGGCGCGAGGTCATCGAGACGCGCATCGGCGTGTTCGAGACCGCCAGGACGTGGAGTGGCGGCACGAAGGTGCTGCTGTGCGCGCTGTGCTTCATGCGAGGCGAGCGTGTCGTCTTGAAGTGATCTGACCATTACCCATAGGGCCCGCCACTGCGCGGGCCTTCTTCTTTCTAAGCCCTGCTGGCCGAGCCAGTGGGGCTTTTGCTTTTGGGGCTGAGCCCTGCAACCGTCCAGAGGACAACACCATGCCGCTTGACCGTAATGACCCCGAAGTGAAGGCCCTGTTGGAAGAGGTGGCCGCTGAGGCTACCGAGGCGCTGAGCGCCAAGAACAAGGAACTGCTCGCCGAGCTGCGCGCGGCGAAGGCGAAAGCCAAGGGTTCCGAGATCGACCCCGAAGAGCATGCCCGCCTCCAGACCCAGGTCGAGGAGCTGACCGGCAAGCTCGACAAGGTGACGAAGGACAGTGCTCGCCAGATCGAGAGGTTGACCAAGGACCTGGCCGAAAAGGACGACGCCCTGACGCAGCACCTGATCGATGGCGGCCTGTCGTCCGCGCTGGCCAAGGCTGGCGTGGCGCCGCATTTCATGGACGCCGCGAAAGCGATGCTGCGCGGCCAGGCGTCCATCAAGGACGGCGCGGCGGTCATCGGCGACAAGCCGCTGGCTGACCACGTCACCGAGTGGGCCGGTACGGATCAGGGCAAGCACTTCGTCACCGCACCCGCGAATAGCGGCGGCGGCGGGCAGGGCGGCAGTGGTGGTGGCAAGGCCACGGGCAATCTGGGCGGCACCCGCGACGAGCGCGTGGCGGCCCTCAAGGCCCAATTTCCTGAACTCGCGGGCTGATCCCGCACCACGCAAAAGGAACGATCATGTCTCTCTCGCAGATGCAGGTTTTCAACAAGTACTTTATGCCCGCGATCATCGAGACGCTAGGGCAGCAGATCCAGAAATTCAATGCTGCCTCGCGCGGCGCGTTCATGCTGACCACGGCCGGCTTCGAAGGCGACTTCCTCCAGGAATCGTTCTACCAAGCCATCCACGGTGCCCGTCGTCGGGTCGATCGCTACGCTGCCAATGGCAGCGCCTCGCCCACTGATCTGACTCAGCTGAAGCATAGTTCGGTGAAGGTCGCCGGCGGCTTCGGTCCGATCCGGTATGAGCCGTCGCAAATGACATGGCTGGAGAAGCCCACGGCGGAGGGTATCGAGGTAGCTTCGCGCAACTTCGCCGAGGCGCTCTTGCAGGATCAGCTGAATACCGCCATCGCCGCGCTAGTGGCCGCCATCAGTAATCAGGCTACGGCAACGGTCAACGTTTCGGCCAAGACTGGACTGACCTACTCGGTGCTGAACGACGCTCATGCCAAGTTCGGCGATAGCTCCGGCCTGATCGTCGCCAACGTGATGAGTGGCCAGGTCTACCACAAGTTAATCGGCCAGAATCTTGTCAACGCTCAGCAACTGTTTGAGTACGGTGCGGTCACCGTTGTGGACATCCTGGGCAAGACTGTGGTGGTGACTGACGCCCCGGCCTTGTACGCCACGGGCACGCCCAACCTGCAGAAGGTGCTGGGCCTGGTGGCTGGCGCTGCAACCGTGTCCGATGGCGGCGATCTGATTACCAACATCGAAACCTCGAACGGCAAGGAGCGTATCGAAACCACCTTTCAGGCGGACTACACCTTTGGCCTGGGTCTCAAGGGCTACACGTGGGACGAGGCCACCGGCGGCAAGTCGCCGACCGACGCCGAGCTGGCCACGGGCACCAACTGGGACAAGGTGGCCACCGACATCAAGCACACCGCCGGCGTGATCGCCATCGGTGACGCTTCCAAGTAAGGAGCCATCATGACCCAGAAGGCCAAACTGCCCATCTGGTACCTGCCGGGCCCGTTCTACCGGTACGAGCAGGACGTCAAGGCCGAGGCTGCCAAGGCTGGCGTGCGTATCGTCGATGCCAACGCGACCGAGGACCGTAAGGGGGCCGCCAAGGACGTGCCGAAGGTCACCCTGAAGCCGGAATACCGGCCGAAGGGCAAGGCCGAGGCCGCCAAGGAAAAGGAATCCGACCCGCAGCCCAAATATCCGGCCAAGACCTGACCGCCGATTGACGGTTGCCCCTGCTCACGCGGGGGTTTCCGTCAGCCTGCGGAGATATCCCAATGAAAAATGAGACAACCGGACGCTTTGAAACGGCGCATGGCCTGACCCACACGAAGGAGTATGCCGTGTGGGGCAATATGCTCTACCGCTGCCGGACGCCGTCGGCGCCGCAATACGCCGACTATGGCGGCCGCGGGATCGATGTATGCGAACGGTGGCCTCACTTCGAGGCGTTCCTGGCCGATATGGGCGAATGCCCCCTCGGTATGTCGCTTGAGCGAATTGACGTCAATGGCTCGTATGCGCCCGAGAATTGCCGGTGGGCCACGAGCAGGGAGCAGGCACGTAACCGGCGCAACTCCAGAGTGATGAGCATCTCAGGCGAAACGAAGCCGTTGATCGCATGGGCGGAAGAGTTCGGCGCGCACTGGCCGACGGTGGCGAGCCGTTGGACGCGCGGATGGCGCGGCATCCACATCCTGATGCATACCGGGGAGCGTCTATGTTGATCGTCGAAGACGGAACCGGCCTGCCGAACGCGGATAGCTACGTGAGCGTAGCCGACTGCCAGGCCTATGCCGCCGCTCATGGCCTGGCGTTCGCCGGCGAGGAAGCAGCGCTGGAAGCCGCCCTGCGTAACTCCGCGCTGTATCTGGACGGCGAATACACCTATCGCGGCGAGCGCGCGACCGACACCCAGGCGCTGGAATGGCCGCGCACGGTCGCGACCGGCGTGCCGCGCGAGGTCGTGAACGCCTGCTGCGAGCTGGCGGCGCGCGCGCTGACGGGCCCGCTGTGGCAGGACGTCAGCAGCACCACCGCCGGCGCCGCCATCGAGAAGACCGTCGGCCCGATCACGACGAAGTACGCCAGCGCGGCCGGCGCGCGCAACGACGGCCAGACGCGTTACGCGGGCGTTGCCGCCATGCTGCGCCGCTGGCTGTCGTCCTACGGCTCGTCGGTCAAGCTGGTGAGGTGTTGAGATGGAGAATTTCTTGCGATTGGTGGTACCTGATCCCAGCGGCGAACCGGGATTGCAAGAGTGTTGCGGGGTGCAGCTTTACACGGCGGACGGCATGCCCATCTCCGGCCTGGTGGCGATGAAGCTCGAGAGCAGCACCGATAGGCCGATCTGGCGCGCCACTCTGGTCATGGATATCAACGTTTCCGGGAAGGCCGTCTGATGGCCACCTTCGACTACGCAGACATGGCCGCCACCGCGCAGGAGCTGCTGCTGGAGTTTGGCGGGCCGGTCTCCGTGCGCCAGTTCGTGACGGGCGAGTACGACCCGGATCTTGGCCAGGCGCCCACCACCACGGTCGACAACTCCGGCATCGGCGCGCTATTCGACTACTCGGCGCAGGCCGCGGGCCTGGCCAACATGGCCGGCTCCGTCATCGAGACGGGCGACAAGCAGATGTATCTGGCGCCGGCGCTGGCCGCAGGTGGCGCGATGCCCGAGCCCAAGCCGGCGGACCTGGTGCTGGCGCTGGGCGCCACCTGGCGCGTGGTGACGGTCAAGACGCTGGCGCCCGCCGGCCTGGTGCTGCTGTACGAGCTGCAGTTGAGGCAGGCATGAGCTTCACTGCGGACCTTGGGAAGTTCGCCGCGCGAGCCAAGGGCAACATCGATACGGCCACGCGTCAGGCCACGGTGCTGCTGGCCGAGGGAGTGATCATGAAGTCTCCAATGGACAAAGGACGATTCCGCGCGAACTGGCAATTTTCGGCGGCCGGCATCCAGCGTGCCACGTCGATGGCGGTCGATCCGGATGGGCAGGTAACGCTCCATCGACTGGTAGCCGATATCAAGCAGACACGCGCCGGCGGTGTGACTTACCTGTCGAACTCGCTGCCCTATGCCGTACCGCTGGAAAACGGTTGGTCGAAACAGGCGCCCCAGGGCATGGTCAAGCTGACGGCGCAGGAATTCCAGCAGTATGTAAGCCAGGCGGCGAAGGACGCCAACAAATGAGCCAAGACCTGATCCGTGCCGCCTTCGAGAGGCGACTGAACGACTGGGCGAAGGCGCGCTCGCCGGCGTTGCCCGTGGCGTGGCAGAACACGAAGTTCACGCCGCCCAAGAACGCTATCTACCTGCGCGCCTACGTTCTACCGGCTGCCACGATCAGCCGGGACGCCGCCGGCGATCACCGGCAGTACCGCGGCCTGTTCCAGGTCAACGTGGTGTTGCCCATCGGGTCGGGATCGCGGGCAGCCGAGCAGATCGGGGCGGAGCTCGACGCGCTATTCCCGGTGAACCTGACCATCGCGTCCGGCGGCCTCGCGGTGCGCGTTCGCACCCCCATCAGCAGCGGACAGCCCACGACGGGAGACGCCGATCACACCGTACCCATATCCCTGGGATACGACGTCCAGTTTTACCCGGAGTGAAAAAGAAATGAACGAAGCCAGAATCACGGCGGAACGACTGCGTTCAGTTGTCCATTACGACCCCGAAACGGGCAAGTTCACGCGGTTGGTCCGCCTCGCCCAGCGTCACAACGTGGGCGATGATGCGGCCCATGCCACCGCCAACGGTTATCAGCGCGTCGGCATCGACGGACAGCGGTATCTGGCGCATAGGCTTGCCTGGCTATATGTGTACGGAGCATGGCCCACACAGAATATAGACCATGTGAATGGCGACCGTTCAGACAATCGCATTGCAAACCTTCGGGATGTCCCTCAGGCCGTGAATATGCAGAACCGGCGACACCCCCAGGCTGACAATAAATCAGGCTACCTAGGGGTGTATTGGGAGCGAGGTGCGAAGAAATGGCGCAGTCGCGTACAGGTTGCGGGGAAGGCACACGAGGTCGGGCTGTTCGATGACCCCGCCGTAGCTCATGCGGCGTATGTAGCCAAGAAGCGGAAGCTGCACGAAGGATGCTCGATCTGAAGATTCGGCGTATGCCGATGGCCCGTAAGGGCGCAACTGGAACCCGCCACATGGCGGTTTTTTATTGCCCTCTGGGCTTCGATGAGGGGCCGTTGGCCCCCTAAGGAACTATCATCAGCGCAATATTCCCTAACGGCACCGTGTTCTCGGTATCTACTGAATTGGGTGCGGCTGTTACTGTTTCTGCAATTACGAATGCCAATCCCGCTGTTGCCAGCGCGACGAATCCGCCGAAGGCAGGCACGATCCTAATCATGAAGTCCGGTTGGCCGGAGCTAAACGAACGTGTTGTACGTGCGGTCAACACAGCATCAAACACATTCGCATTGGAGGGGATCGATACGACGAAGGTAGGTAGGTTTTCCAAGGGGCAGGGTATTGGCACGGCAACGCCAGTTTCGACGTGGGTAGACCTGTCGCAGGTTACCAATGTGGCCAAGACAGGAGGTGAACAGCAGTTCTATCAATGGAGGTACGTCGAAGACCGCAACAGTCGTCAACGGCAACGCCCGACCTACAAGAGCGCCAAGTTCATAACTCTGACCCTGGACTACGACCCCGCCTTGGCATGGTATGAGGCGTTGAAGGAAGCCGACGCGGCTAAAGATGCCGTTGTATTGAGGGCGAAGCTGCCCAATAACGACGAACTGTACTACCTGGTGTATCCGTCCTTCGATTCGGACCCCTCGATGGAGCTGGACGCGAATATGCAGAACACCGCTACGTTCTCCATGATGTCCGATTTCACACGTTACGCGCCGCTGGCGTCATAAGGGGGAGGGATGAGCAACATCATATTCAAGCTCCAGCCGGCTCCGACCTTCACCGTACCGGTGGAAATACCCCGGCATGGTGAAGAGCCAGCCAATATCAAGGTCACGTTCAGGCACAAATCACGGGACGAGATGAAGGACTTCCTGGAGCGGGCCGACAAGTCGGATGCGTCCCAGGATATCGCACTGGTGAACGAGATGATCGCCGGCTGGGACGGCCCCGACATGGAATTCAGCGACGAGGCAGTCGGGCTGTTGATCCAGAACTACCAGGGCGCAGTACCGGCATTAGTGCAGGCATACAGCCTCGAGTTGCTCCAGGCCCGCCGAAAAAACTGATTGCCGCGGCGGAGGAAATGTACCGGCCGATGCCGGATAAGGCTCAATTGGCCGAGTTTGGCTTGAGGTCAGACGATTTCCCTGCCGCGGTAATCGAACTGTGGCCGGACAACGTGATGCCCAAGGTGGTATTCGAAGCGATGGGCTCACAGTGGCGCATTGGCTTCGCCGGGCCAACTGGCCTTGATTACGGCGCGCTCCCAGGTGTCATGCGCATGCTTGGCGTCCCACCGGAGCAAGAGACCGATGTGTTCGACGGTGTGCGCGTCATGGAGTCCGCGGCTCTGCGGATGATGAACAAGAAATAGCCCTTCGGGGCGGAAACGGTGCCTTATGGCTGATGAAGTCGCATCCCTCGTACTGCGCGTCGACAGTACCCAGGCCAAAGGTGCGTCTGCTGACCTCGACAAGCTGGCGGTGGCCGGCGCGAAAGCTGAGCAGGCGACGGCTAAGGTTGGTACGGCGGGAAAGGCGGCAGCTACAGGACTTGGAGCCATGGGCAAGGCGGCCAAGGCCGCTCAGGCTCAGACCGCCGCAGCCACTCTGTCAGTGGGCGAAATGCGGACGGCCATGCGTTCACTGCCGATGCAGATGACAGATATCGCAGTAGGCTTGTCCACGGGCCAGTCTCCCTTCTACGTTCTCCTGCAGCAAGGCGGTCAGTTGAAAGACCTGTTCGGGGGCATTGGACCGGCGATCAAGGCGGTGGGTGGCTACGTCGCTGCGTTGGTCACGCCTTTCACCGCCGCCGCCGCCGGGGCCGCTGCTCTGGCGGTGGCGTACCAGCAAGGTGCAGAGGAAGGGAGGCGCTTCACTGCCGCCATCACGCTGACCGGCAACGCGGCCGGCGTGACGGAAAGCCAGCTCGCCGCCATGGCGAAACGGATCTCCGATATTCAGGGCACCACCGGAAACGCTGCCGCCGCCCTAACGAAGCTGGTCGAGACCGGGAAAATCGCCGGCGACTCGATTGAGGGGCTGGGCCGTGCCGCGGTACTGACCGAGGCCGCTACTGGGCGCAGCGTCGACGAAATGGTCAAGGACTACGAGCGGATCGCTGATGCGCCCGCCGAGGCCCTGACCAAGCTGAACGAGCGCTACCACTTCCTGACGCTGGCTGTCTACGACCAGGTTAAGGCGCTGGAGGCCGAGGGGCGGACCCAGGATGCTGCGCGGCTGGCGCTGAACACCTACGCGCAGGCGATGGAGCAGCGCGCCCAGGAGGTGGTTCAGAACATCGGCACCGTGGAGCGTGCGTGGAATGCGGTAACTGGTGCCGCCAAGGGCGCTTGGGACGCCATGCTGGCGATCGGCCGCGAGGATTCGCTGGAGCAGAAACTGGCCCAGGCGCGGAAGAATCTGGAATCGCTGGAAACTTCGCGCTTTCGCACCTTCCTCGATGACGACCGGATCAAGCAGCTGCGTGGCGAGATCGCCGGCCTCGAGGAGCTGGACAAGTGGCAAAAGGCCGCGGCCAAGTCGCGCGCAGATGAAGCGGGGGCAGTCGCTCGCGGGATTCAGGCTCGCAAGCAGATCGAAAAGCAGTTTGCCGGCCCGAAGGGTTCGGTGGCAGCCGGCGTCCGGGAGTTGGAGCGGGCGAGAGAGCAAGAGGCCGCCTTGCGTGCTCAGCTCGCGAGCGCCGTCAAGATCACTTCAGCGCGGCAGGAGTTGGTCAAGTTCGAACAGCGGATCGCAGACCTGAAGGCCAGGGATCAGCTCAGCGCCGACGAAAAGAGCATCCTTGCAAACGAGCAGGCAATCCGGCAGCAGTTGGAGTTGAACGCCGGACTGGCGGATCAGATCGAGTTGCAGAAGGAGGCTGTAAAGCTGAAGACGCTGGAGGCGTCGGCACAGGCCACGCTTGCGGCGGACCAGGACCGCTACAACGATCTGCTGGAGGGCTTTACTGCCAGCCCGCGTGTGCGTGAGCAGTTGCAGGCACAGCAGCAGATCTATCGCGACTTTCAGCGTCAGGTGCGCGCCTCTGAGAAAGAAGGCCTCACGCCGGACGCTCTCGCCGCCCGAGTCCAGGTGCTCAAGCTGAACCTGGATCAACGTCTCGAGCTGCTGGCAAGACACTACGAAAATGTAGGGGTTCTTGAAGGAGACTGGAAGAAGGGCGCCGAGGGGGCCTTCAACGACTACGCGGAGACGGTCGGGAATGTGGCCAGCGCCACGCGCAACGCCTTTGCTGACGCATTCAAGGGGGCAGAGGACGCACTGGTTCAATTCGTGACCACAGGCAAGCTGAGCTTCGCGGAGCTTGCGGATAGCGTCATCGCGGATCTGATGCGGATTACCGTACGGCAGAGCATCACCGGGCCGTTGGCGAGCGTGCTGGGCAGTGTGTTCAGCAACGCATTCGGGTCAGCGCTTCCCGCGACAGCCAGTTGGGCCATGCCTGAGTTGGCCGGCAGACGCGCGACGGGCGGGCCCACCTTACCGCGCCGCCTTTATGAGGTGGCTGAGAACGGACCGGAGCTGTACGACGAGGGTGGCCGCACCTACCTGCTGTCGGGTGGGGACGGTGGACACGTCACGCCCCTGTCGCGTAATGCCTATCGCCCCTCGATGCCTGTGACCGTAAACGTGCACGGTGTGGATTCCCAGCCTCAGGTTCGAGCGCGCCCTGATGCTCGCGGGGGGCTGAGCATCGACCTCATCTTCCGCCAGGTAAAGGACCGGCTTGCCCACGACATCGACGCAGGCGTGGGCAGCTTGCCTCGTGCCCTGGAGCGGCGTTACGGGCTGAACCGTCAACTCGCATAGGTTTCGCATATGACCCTGCCACACTGGCCAGCGGGCTTGCCGTTGGTGGAATTCTCGCGCCAGCCTATCTCGCCTTTTCAGCGCACGGAAATGGAGAACGGGCGTGCACGGCATCGACGGCATACCCGCGTGCATCCCGTTCACGCCCACGTGAGCTTCGTTCTTGATCGGGAGCAGTACGACGTTTATCAGCGGTTCTGCTCCATCGATCTGAACGGTTACGCGGGGTGGTTCCTCATGGCGATGAACGGGCCGGGCGGGCTGAAACTACGGAAGGTTCGATGGTTGCTTCCCGTCCCGCGTGAAGAACGTATCCCCGGTGACCTATGGCGTGTCTCGGGCGAACTGGAATCGATGAGCGATGAGTAATCCCGAACGCCGGGATCTCGTCGCGGCATTTTTTCATTATCCGCACATTGTCGTTGGTGCTTGACCCATGTCACTTGAAAAAGCCTTAAAGGAAGCCTACGCCAGTGCGCCGCAAGACCGGGTCGTGTTCGATACGCTTGAACTGCGCCATCCGGCCTTCGTCGACGAACATGGCGAACGCACTGCGGTGCGAGTGGTGTTGGGCTACGAGGATATCTATGCCCGCCTGGAAGCGGAGGCGCCACTGGACGGTGGGAAAGAGGTCCTGTTTCAGGCCGGGGCCTTCAGATTGCGCTTGCCGGGATTTGAGGAAGGCCAGGTCCCTTCCTTGCTTATCACCATAGATGGCGCCAGCGAAAAGATTGTTGACCACGTTGAAGCTGCGGTGCAGTCCCGGTATCCGATCTACGCGACCTACCGCCCCTACGTCTCGACTGACCTGAGCAGACCCCAGATGAACCCGCCCATCACCATGGAACTGAACAAGGTGACCGTCACTGGCGCGTCCGTGTCGGGAACGGCGACGCTTGCGGACGTTCACAACTGGGCGTTTCCGCATCAGCGCTACATGCGCGAGCGCTTTCCGGGCCTGTTCCGATGACTAGCGACGATGTGAATCGTTATATCGGCCTGGCGTGGCAGTTTGGTGCGCGAGGGCCCGGCGCTTATGACTGCTGGGGCCTGCTGCGGGAGTGTCGCGAGCACTACTTCGGTGGCGGCATACCGGACACGGTATTCGGCGAGCAGGCACGCGCGCTCTACGCCGAAAAAATGCGCACAGGGGGGTGGGAGATCGTGATGCAGCCTGAACATGGCGACGGCGTGCTGTTGCGTGCAGGGAATGACCCGCACGTCGGTATCTACCTCGATCTGGACGGGGGTGGAGTATTGCATGCCATGGAAGGGCGTGGCGTCATCTTTTCCCCCATGCGCGCACTGGTCACCATGGGATTTTCACAGCCTACCTTTTATCGAATCCATGCCTGATATCACCATACGGCGCGATCCGTTCCGACCGCATCTGCGACAAGAGACGGTCGTGGCGCGGCAAGGTACGCGCCTGGACACTATCTTGCGGCGCGAAGGCTTCATCGTCGGACGAACAGCGCGCCTCGCGCGTACAAGCCCGTTCATTGTGCAGCGCAACGGACGTTGGTTGTTGCAGGCGGCCTGGCATGTTCGGTTGAAGAAGAACGACGTCGTGGTTGTCGTGGTGCTGCCGGCTGGGGGTGGGGGGTCTAATCCGCTGCAAGTGGTCGCTATGGTGGCACTGGCTGCAGCTACGGCGGGTGTAGGAGCCTGGGCGACATCTGCGTACGCTGGAGCTGCCGGAGTTGGGGCGACCAGCGCCGCTGCTTTGACTGTTGGTGCTGGAGCGGCGACGGCCGTTGGTCTGGTCGGTGGGATGGTGGTGAACTCACTTTTTCCACCAGCACGGTTGCCAGGCACGCTGCAGCGCGAGAAAGCCAGTCCGACCTATACGTTAAGCGCACAAGGCAATATGGCGCGTCCAATGGAAGCCATACCAGTTCGCTACGGAAGGTATCGTTCGTACCTCGATTTTGCTGCGCAACCTTATACGGAGATGGTCAACAATCAGACCCATCTCTACCAGTTGTTTTGTGTTGGGCAAGGGCGCTATGAAATTGAAGAGATACGAATCGAAGAGACTCCGATAGGAAATTTTTCGGAGGTCGAGTATGAGGTGGTGGAGCCTGGAGGGCAGGTAACGCTGTTTCCAGACAATGTCGTCACTTCTGCTGAAGTACAAGGTATTGAGTTACCTGCGATCAATGTGGAAGGAGCCGGGCCTAAAGGGCCGTTCGCAGCAAACCCGCCGGGTACTCTGGCCAGTGAAATCGCTATAGATGTCCTCCTGCCAAAGGGGTTGTTCTACGCGGCTCATGATGGGACCTTGGAATCGGCTGGTACCGGCGTCAATGTGTACGCGCGCCAAATCGATGATTCAGGAAGGCCGATTGGCACTACGATCCTTCTGGGTAAGGAGAACATTGTCGCGGCAACGCTTACGCCCCAATATCGGACATTTCGGTACAAGGTGGAGCCTGCCCGCTGGGAGGTTAGCGTAGAGCGAAATTCTGGCCATCTTGCTGAGCGCGCTACCCGTATGATCCGCGACGTGACATGGTTAGGGCTGCGGTCCTACCTGCCATCTCAGAGGACTTATGGAAACGTCACGATGCTGGCGGTAGCCATGCGCGCGACGGGTAATCTGAACCAAACCACCGCGCGGCGGATCAATATCATCGCCACCCGGCGTTTGCGAACCTGGGATCCGGTTCAAGGGTGGTCCAAGGACCTTAAACCTACTCGTAATCCTGCCTGGGCGATCGCCGATGCGTGCACGGATCGGGAGTATGGGCGAGGGCTGCCGGACAGCCGCATCAATCTGGCGGCACTCTATCGTTTGGCAAAGGTTTGGGATGAGCGGGGCGATTGGTTCGACGGCGTTTTTGACGTTAGTACGACATTCTGGGAAGCAGTGACGCAGGTCGCCCGTGCTGGGCGGGCGCTACCGATCTATCACGCAGGCGTGATAGATGTCATCAGAGATGAGCCGAAAACCGTGCGAACGCAGATGTTCACACCCGCCAATATCGTGGCGCGTTCGTTTTCCGTTGACTATGTGTTCCCCGCGCATGACGACCCGGACTACATCATTGTCGAGTTCGTAAACGAGAAAACCTGGCAGGAAGACGAAGTTGAGTGCGCGTGGCCGGCCGGCTCCAAGCGGCGGCCTTATCGGTTGCGACTCATGGGCGTGACCGGCCGGGCGCAGGCATGGCGTGAGGGCATGGCGCTATTGGCCCGCAACCGGGACCAGCGGCGTTTTGCTAGTTTTCAGACTGAGTTGGAAGGGGCCATTCCGGGTTACGCCGATCTGGTCGAGGTTAGCCATGATGTTCCCAAGTGGGGGCTGTCGGGAATCGTGGAAGACTACGATCCTCGTGCGCTCCGGCTTACTACGTCCGAGCCTTTGCAGTGGTGGCAAGGCCAGAACCACTATATCAGCTTGCGCGGCCGAGATGGCGTACCTGCCGGACCTTTTCGCGTCGAGCCGGGCACGCATGAGCGTGAGATGCGCATTGTGGATTTGGTTGATGGGCAAGGTTTGTATGTTTCGACAGGGGAAGCTGAAGAGCCTACCCACTACACGTTTGGTCCAGGCGAGCGGCGGGCATTGCTTGCCCAGGTAATGCGGGCGGTGCCGAGCGAGGCTGGGTTATGGACGCTAAACGTGGTGAACTATGCGCCATCGGTGCATACAGCGGAACTGGGTGGGCAGGAACCTGAGTTCGCTTCTCCTTCTTTGCTACCCATCGTACCGCTGGGGCCGATTGTTGATAGCGTGACGGTGTTTTCCGGTCCTCGACCAGGACAACAGATCGTATCAGCCACGCCGGCCTCCGGTGCCTATCGCTACGAGTTTGAAGCCAGTGACGATGGAGGCGTACATTGGCAGCCTCTGGGGATGGCCGAGTTACCGAGTCTAGAGGTTTACCTTCGCGCGGGATCCTGGCAGGTGCGGGTTCGTGGTATCGGCGCATTGTCCGGGCCGTGGAAGACTTGGCAGGGCAACGTTAGCGCAAGCGCCGCACCACCGCCAAAGCTCTCCGCGTTGACGACGATAAGCCAAGTGATGGCGATTGAATTGGCGTGGACTGTGCCGGACGCCCCATGGATGAGCTCAGTCGAGATTTGGGAGTCTTCGACTCCCAACCTCGGGGATGCTTCGTTGATGGGAGAGTTTCGGTTGCCTCAAAGCCGCTTTACCCGATTCGGCCTGAGCCATGGTACGAGAATTTGGTTCTGGGGGCGAATACGCGATGTGGCTGGACAGTTGGGACCATGGTATCCCGATGGGCAGGGCGTGCTGGGTAGTGCAAGTAGCGATGCGGGCAAGATTCTTGACTACTTGAGTGGCCAGATCGGGCCGGAGCAGTTGACGCGTGATTTGACGCAGACCATTTCGGGGATGGAGCGCAACATCAATACGGTCACTGCGAAGCTGGATCAGGAAAGAGAGGAGCGCCTTAGCCAGGATGGCGCATTGGCTCGTCGAGTCGAAGATGCGATTGCAGCAAATGGTGCGGGTGCAACGGCTGTAAAGCAGACCAGCGCGGCACTTGCCAGCCTAGATGGACGTCTGCGGGCCACCTGGTCTGTCCAGGCGCAGGTCGCCCAAGACGGCAAGGTATACGCGGCTGGCATGGCGCTCGGTGCTTATGCCGGCGAAGGTGGGCAGGTTCAAACGTCGGTGTACTTCCTGGCTGATCGCTTCGCCTTTCTGAACCTAGCCAACGGGAAGGTATCGAGCCCCTTCGTGATCCAGAACGGGCAGACCTTCTTGAACCAAGCGTTCATCGGGAAGGCGTGGATTAAGAGCGCGCAGGTCGAGAGCCTGGACGCGGGCAAGATCGTGGCTGGTGTCATGAGCGCCGATCGGATCAACGCCAATTCTCTGATAGCGAAGCTGGCCAGCTTCACCACGGCCTACGTCAAGACTGCCCATATAGGTGTTGCGCAGGTCGATACGCTGCGCCTCGCATCTGGTGCTGTTGTGACAGGCTCTCACAGCATCATCTCCAAGTCTTTGTGGCGAGGGGGATCGGAGTTGGCGACTGTCGCGATCGGTAGCTTGTACCTGCCTTATGGCGGTTCGGTAGTAGTCTTTATGCAGTACGCGCAATCGGGAGGGCGGTTTCCATTTGGGCGTAACACCATTGTTTCCATCGACGGAGAGATCATCCCGAATGCTTTGTCGAATCCTCCCGATGGGGCTGCCATGATTACCTGGATCAGCGATGCCTTGCCGGAGGGGAAAACGATCTCTTGGTCGATCAAAGCCAGACATCCTGTCGATGGTACGTACTACATAAGCGGCCGCGTAGCAGTACTGGCGATCCAGCGGTGATGAGATGAGTGGATTTGTTAAGCCCCGCATGGGGAATTTTGTTATGTACGACCAGATCGGACGCATTCACCAGGCCACAAAAGGTCAGGCCCACCGTACGCAGGCTGATGCGCGTTCGATGGGGCTGCAGGTCCTGGAAGTAGACGATCTGTACAGCCCCGATCACTACATGGTGGTCGATGGAAAGGTAGTGCCGCGTCCAGCGAGCCCTATCACTCGGCGTGGCCTGGTGCTATCAGGCGTGCCGGCCACGCCCGAGGCGCCGGCGGATCTGATGATCGGCCAGGACGGCTACTACGAGGTGACGGACAGCCGCGTGGAGCTGGAGTTTGGGGAGGAGGGGACACACCAGATCACAGTAAAGCGCTGGCCATACAAGGACTGGGTAGGGACGATCGAGCATGCAGAAGATCAGCTATAAGGCGTCTCACGTTGAGCGCCGTGCGCGTGCATACCCACCTATTGGTGACCAGCTAGATGCTGCCATGAAGCTGGCGGCTGCGCTGCAGGTGGCAGGCGTGCCGTTGCCCGATGAGGTGGCTCGCTGGATCGATCAGTGCAAGGCAGTGAAGCATAGGTACCCGAAATCCAATGAATGAACGGGCCCATAGGGGGCTTTTTTTGTGTTGAGAGTGAAGCATGATGAAAGATCGCTTTATCCTGTATCAGCCGAGCTTAGGTGGGCCTGTCAATAGCGCCTTCGCCGTCACTCCGAGCGATACGCAAGACCTTCGTGAAGTGACGCGAGCCTTGTACCTTGGAGCGGCGGGATCCATGCGAGTGCGCTTCGCCGACGGTACTGAACACACCTATGCCGCGCTGGCTGCTGGGCGACATCCTTTGCGTGTCGTGCGAGTGTTCTCGACCGGCACCACGGCAACGGATATCACGGGGGAGGTCTGATGATAGGGGTTGGTGTATGTCTGTGGGCCGATTCGACTCTACAGAGTGGAGGGCATGCCAGTCGGTTGCTACTTGACGGTAAGCCGTTCGACACACGAGCTCCGCTTTCGCTTGGCACGCAGGCACGGATCAGCGGTGGCAGGGGGGATGAGAGCCTGTCTGGCCCTTTGGCCGGAGGGCCGGCTCGTCGTGTCAAGGGCTACTTGCCTGCTTTGCCAGATGGGAAGCTGGTGGCGCGGTTTTCTTCGGTAGCCGAACTTACGGGTGTGTCCGATGCCTGGATGGGAGGCACCTCGGTAGGGAGCGGGCGCCGGGCGCGAGTTTTTCACTTTCGGAAAATCGACGATCAGAAGGAGGTACAGCTGCAGATCGTGGCGGGCCAGTATACGAAGGCGGTCAAGGTGCGCTTCTACGACGACCGTGATGGTATCAAGGCCGGTGTAATGTATGCGCGCTATGTTGAGGGTTCACAGCTGGGGCTGGACTTTGACATCATTGAAGCGCGTAGCCAGGAGATTGCTACGGCTGAGAGCGAGATCGGGTACGGGTGTGCTGCAATCTCACTGGTTGGCATTCAAGAGTATGTGTTTCTGACTTACGCTTTGGATTCAGATGTGATTTTGACGGTGAGCGGGGCAAATACTTATATCGGTACAACGACTGTCGAGTCGGGAACGGTACGGATAGGACACCCGTTGGCCTTCGGGCGCAACGGATTGATAAAGGTGCGAGCAGGGGCCGCACTGGACAAGCATGGTTATGCGCTGCCGCATCGGATGATTGTCAATGATGGCGCGACGGTTTTGGAGTGAAGCCATGGAGCCACAGCCAATCGTGGATAAAGTGGCGGCGAACGTCACGTATGTCGGTAGCGGGTGGGCCGTGATTTTCGGACTATCCGCCAATGAATTTGCCGCCCTCGTGGGTGCGGCAGTTGCTGTTGTGGGCCTGTTAGTTAACTTGTGGTTTAAGTGGCAACATCTGCGAATAGCACGGACGGTTGCAGCCACCGGGAAGCAGCACGAGGATGAAGAATCATGCGACCTGGAAGAAGAATAAAGGGCGGCGTTGCCGCCCTTGTTGCATCTGGGGTGCTGGTTCTGGCGTCGGTCAGATTGATGGATTTTTTGGGCCGTTGGGAGGGGCAGGGGCAGCAAGTCGTGTATGCCGACAGACTCGCGCGCGGTCTGCCGACGGTGTGCAAGGGGGTCACCAAGCACACCAGCCCGTACCCTGTCGTCGTGGGCGACTATTGGTCGCCCGAGCGCTGCGCGGAGGTCGAGCGCATGGTGGTGAGCAAGGGCCAGCTTCAGCTGGCTCGGTGCATCAACGTCGCCATCAGCCAGCCGATCTTCGACGCACTCAGCAGCCACGCGCATAACTTCGGAGTACCGTCCACCTGCGCCAGCCGTGCCGTGGGCCTGATCAATGCTGGCAGGCTGGCCGAGGGATGCAATGCCCTGGCCAACGCGCCCGACGGCGCGCCGGTTTGGTCCTATGTCACCGATCAACGGGGGCGCAAGCGCTTCGTTCAGGGCCTGCGCAACCGCCGGTTGGAGGAGCGAGCGCTATGTCTCTCAGGGCTGTAGTGGGCGCTTGGCGGCGCTCTGCGGTCGTGGCGTTGCTCAGCGCTGCGTTGGCTGCTGGTGCAGCTTGGACTGCGCAGGGCTGGCGCAAGGATGCCGCAATCGCCCGCCAGGCGGCGGCTTTCGCGCTGGAGCGCGACCGCCAAGCGCAGGCCACCGTTGCCGCACTCGAAGCGGTTCGAGAGGAGGGCAGGCGGCGCACTGCCGCTGTGGAGAAAGCTCGTGATGACGCTCAAGAATTGGCCGCCGCTGCGGCCGCTAATGCTGTTGGCGCTCGTGCTGAGCGTGACCGGTTGCGCACCCACGCAAACGCGCTGGCTCGCGCCGCAGTCGCCCGAGATCCCGATGCTGCCGATGGAAGCCCGACAGGGGCCAGCGCCGTCGATCTGCTTGCCTACATGCTCAGCAGGGTTAGCGGCCGAGCTGAAGCGCTTGCAGGAGTTGCGGACCGTGCCCGCATCGCCGGATTGACCTGCGAACGCGCCTACGAGGCGGTGCGCGGCAACGTGCGCCCTTAGCCCTTGCGAGGCTGGGCCGGCGCGTTCAGCATCTCGGCCACGTCTGCGTCGCGCTCGAGCACACAGGGCTCGACCACCAGCTGAGCCATGTATTCGTCGTAGCAGTTGGCGAGGACGCCGACAGGCCGGTGGAATTCGCCCGAGAGCTGATAGGCGCGCAGCATCATCGAGCGCAGGCGCTTGACCTCCCATAGGAGGGTCAGCACGTCGGGGTTCCAGGGCTGGCGCTCGCGGATGGCGCGCAGCTCGTCGTGGGTGAGGGGGGCGCGGAAAGGCATCACCACCCCCGGTAGCGGCGGGGCGTTCGTATCGGCCGGCGCGCGCGATCGGCTTCGGTCGCCGGCGCCTGCACCTGATCCTCGCCGAACAGCACGCGGTCGCCAGCCTGAAAGCGGCTGGCTTTCACCAGCTGCTCAATGATGATGCCCTGGTAGTAGCCGCCCGGCTGCTCCGGCGTGGCGATTACGCGGACAGGGATCCATCGCTCGGTAGAATGAGCCACCAGCCGCACGACGTCGCCGGCGGCGAATGCGATCGCGCCAGGCCTGCGATGGTGGTCATGATGGCCGACGGTGACGCGAAAGTCGGCGGGTGTGTGCAGGACGAAGGCGCCGCGGATGTCGAGCACCGCGGTCTCGATTTCGGCCAACACCTGCTGCAGCTCGTCTTCGCCGCAGCCTTGCAGCTCTGCCGCCGCCGTGGGCGACTGGCCGGATACCAGCACCTGGCGCGCCGCCGCGCGTGCAGGCCCGGGCGTGCCGAGTAGGCGCGCGACCAGCTCAAATTGAAACTCGGTCATGCTCGAAGGCCAATTGTGGCCCAAAAAAACTGTATGGACATACAGTATATGCGAGCATAGAATCCGTTCAACTTGGCCCCGTTTCTGGCCGAGAAGGGGGCGGATCATGGTGGATGCGGCGGCTTGGCAGCAGAGGGACGATTACTACTGGTCCGGCCCGCCGGGCTGGACGATCTGTCGGGTCTGGGTCGATGGCGGATACCGACATGAACTCTGGCAGAGCCGGGGAGATGTCGGCACCCTGGTCGGATCTCGCGCTACGCTCGCGGCTGCTCAGGCGCTGTATGAGCAACAGGCGGCACGGTAGCCGCCGTCATAGCGGGTCGACAGCATCGGGCAGCTGGTATTTACTGGATCCGACTTCCTGCCGGACTGGGTACCACGAAAAGGCCGTTTCGGGCAGGCCGGCGCGTAGGATCTCCTTTGCCCTGGCCACTGGCGTTGCCGGGTCCACCCATTCTCTGGCCAGCTCAGGCGGCAGCGCCACCGGGCGCCGGTCGTGCACGTCGACCATGCCGCCCAGGGCGTCGTTCGTGACGATGGCAAAGCCGTGGGCCTCGTCCAGCTCGGCACCGCGGCGCCACGCGCTCAGACCCGCGAAGAGTAGCGGGGCGTCGCCGTGGATGTAGTAGGGCTGCTTGGCCGGCTTCGGCCCGCTATCGAGCGCCTTCCATTCGTACCAGCCATCGGCCGGGACCAGGATGCGGCCGGTGCCGATCATCAGCTTCCAGGGCCAGCCGTGGCGCTCGATCGTCTCCAGCTTGGCGTTGATCATGAAGAAGCTGGAGCCGTGCGGCTTGTAGCCCCAGGGCAGTCTGGCCAGCGCTTCGGCCTGGTCTACCAGCCGGTGCATGGTCAGCGGCCGGGTGCCGGGCGGGATGTTGTACCGCGGCCCCGCCACGTCGTCGAAGATCAGCCGGGCATTCGGCCAGAGGATCTCGACGTAGTCTTCAGGCGCTGACTTCTGGGCGATGCGGCCGCACAT